CACATCCACTGGGAATGCACCAGTTAGCCCTAGGAGGTATGCCTTTTGGTATGGATCGCCAGTGCGGCCAGATACGGTGTCATCAATAACGGTAGTGAACCCGCCGCCGTTATATTGAATTTGGATTTGTAGGCGAAAAGATTGGCCAACTGTATCGCCTTCATTAGTGATCTCCTCTAGCCGTGGCACCGTGATGGTGATGCGCACTGCATCAGTTTGTGAATCGGTGATGGTGCGCGTTACAGGGCCATCATTGCGAACGGTGACGCCTACACCGCGTTCGTCTTCAATAGCGTCACTGAAGGGGATAGCGTCTTGGCTTTGCGTGCCATTGCGCGTGTAGACGGTTACGTTTTGAAAGTTGTAAGTGCCATCTGGGTTTTGCAGAGGGGTATTGTCTAGATAGATGCTTTTGAAGCCATCTTTTAATCCTTGAATTTCACCTTCACTAACTAGGTCGATTAGCTGTGCATACTGACGCGAGTCAAGGCTGTCGCGGGCAGTTGTTGGTGTGCGTGCAGCGCCACCACCGCCCTTGCCGCCGCCGCCGCCAGCACCAGCAATCAAGGCGGTCATGCTGCCACCTGCACGGTATCAATGCCAGCCGAGATAACTACGCTGCCGACGATGGTTTCGCCGTAGACGATGGGGACTGGTGTGCCTTGCCTGCTCGTATTTTGAATGCCGCTGAAGCTGTAGCTCTTGCGTGGGTCGTCTTGGTTGTCTGCGCCTTGCGCTACTTTTGGCGTGGGTGTTAAGAGTTGGGCGACGCCGCCGAGGAGCAAAGTTGCACCAGCAAAAAGAAGCACACTGCTAACAGCTACAGGTGCAGCAAGTCCAAGTAATCCGATGGTGGCGCCACCAGTAAAAAACGCGCCAATAATTAACAGCGCCCCTAGGATGATCCTACCTGTCGCACCAGCACCAGCCACCACTGGCACGAAGCTGATAGGCGCTTGCCCTGCCGGGTGATGCAGCTCTTCTAGCTCCAAGTCATAGGTGCCGATGCTGACGCGGTAGTGCTGGTCGCTCATGTGCGCTTCTAACTCGGGCCAGTTGGCCAGCAAAAACCGCACTGCTTCGGCGGCAGTTGCCACATCAGCTTCGAGCACGCGGTGGCCGATGAACTTTGCGAGCTTGCCATACAGCTTGATCTTACGCAGCATGACGCAACCTCCTACCAGTGCATTTTAGTAGCCAACCGCCATATAAGTCACGGCTACTCAGGCGGCCTTGCAGGTGGTGCAGCACCATCTGATCGCCTAGGTAGACGGCACAGTGGTTTAGGCCGGTGCTGTTGATGGCCATTAGCAACAAGTCACCAGGCTCCAGCGCCTCATCCTCCTCCAGCTCACGGAAGCCGGTCTGTTTCCAGCAGTCGTCAAAATATGGCGCTGCCTGAAATTGATCTGGATCGGTGCAACGCTCCCAGTCGCGCAGCATGATGCCTTGCTCGGCGTACCAGTCGCGGGCTAGTGTCCAGCAGTCATGCACGGCCCACACCCACTCGCGGCCAATTAACGGCGCCTTAAAGCCGCATGGTGTGCAGTCGCCCCATAGCTCAGTCTTTGGGTTGACGATGTACCAGGGCAGGCCATTAGCCTCGCAGGCGGCGCGATCTGCAGGCGATGGCGTAGGTGGCGTAATGGGATGGCTATGCACCACCGCAATGATCTCACCAGCATCTTCGGCAGCGGCCCAGTCATCAGGCGCCAGCACAAAGAACTGATCGGGGCTAGTTGCAAGATTCTGACAGGGCCAATACTTGCGGCGCCCTTTGCGCACGATGAGCAGCCCGCACGCCTCGCGGGGATCCTCGGCCTTTGCGTGTGCTAGCGCGTCGTCTTGCCAAGTCATGTGAAGAACGTTCCGATGCCTGGATAGGAGCCGTATGGGATGGAAGCATTGGCGCGGAAAGTGTAGTTGCCGTTGGTCGAGACAAAATTATAAGTAGCGGCTGGGATGCCGTTGAATTGGTAGATGCCAAAAGTGGCCAAAATGCTG